ATCTATCGACAAGCTGTATCGTGGAAGTATAATGATCCCGATATTGAGGTTTATCCTATGAGAGTGGATAATGTGGTTTTCTTGGGTAATTATCAAGAACTCCAAGTTGGGAAGAAGAGCATTATTCTTCAACATTTCCCGATTCACTCTTGGAATCACATGCGTCACTCATCGTGGATGATCAGTGGACACCAACACAATAGCGACAAAACGAGAAATCCTGAACATCAACTCGGTAAGATGTTGGATGTCTCATGGGACTATAAAAAAGATGTGTGGTCTTGGGAAGAAGTCGAGGATGTGATGTCTACGAAAGATATCTTAACAGTTGATCATCATTGATGATTGACAAATAAAAAACAGTGATAATATAAAAAAGATTATGGAAAACAACAAAACAACAAAAACAGTGAAAAACAACCGTAAGAATAAACAGTGGCTACGCAGCCGAGATCAACGCAAACATCCGAAACTTTTTTCGGTGGATATGGTGCAACTCAAAGATGGTTCTTTCCATATTTTGGGTGGCGGTGCGAAAGTCGCGGTTAAACGCAACCAACACATTGCTGAATGGGCGAACGTTGATGTTCGGGATTTGGCGACTGAAATTAGGATGAATGGCATTCGTTCATTCTAATCCTACTGAAGATGCCCCTGAAATATGGGGCATCTTTTATTAAAAAACTAGAATACAATTGCTACCATGACAGAAGAAACATTAACATACTTACGCAAAGCCAAAGTATCGGAAAAGGAAATTGCTCGGTTACAATTTGAAGAGTTGTATGATCACTCCATGCAAATTTTGCGCGATGTTTTGCAATGCTTAGGTAATAAAAAATACAACGATATTAAAAAAATGACATTCTTTTCTCCTGCTGGAGATGGATATGGTTTAGATAATAGCTGTCTAAATTTTGGAACAATTGAAGAACCTATTGATATCTTTGAAATGGTTGAGACGCTACAAAATTTTGAAAAAATAATGAAACAAAAATAATAAACATATGGAAATTGAAATTGGAGAAAATTTATCGTGGACATTACGAATTCTGACGATTGCAACTGCAATAGCTTTTATTGCTATCAAAGGATGTGTAGTAAGCGAAGAGAATAGACGCGAAACCGTAATCAAAGCAATGGAAAATGGGTATATCGAACAACCGAGTATAACACCAAGTAATATCGCAAATGGTAAAATTTGGGTGAAACCAGACAAACATTAACTTGATTTATGACTAATATGTAAGAAATTAAAAACTAGAGTATACTCTACTCATGAACATTTTCTCGACTTCTGAATCTCCTGATCAATCCGCTAGATGGTTGGTGGACAAACATTGCTCCAAGATGGGCTTAGAATCTGTACAGCTTTTATGCACAGCTTATCATGAGCAAGGTATCGAAGCTCCTTACAAGCCATCGCATCGAAAACACCCTTCATCTATTTGGACAAGAGCAAGTTATGACAACTTTCAATGGTTGATTGCCCATGCTCATGCCATCTTTGATGAATACACAGCACGTTATGGTAAGATACACAAGTCTCAAGCAATATTAGAATGGTGTGAAGATCATACTCATCTATTGGGATTCGACTCTTGGGATTTGACACCATTTGCTATTGCTATTGCTGATGACTGTGAATGTCGTAAGCTGTCGAATTTTGATTCTTTGTCAGCGATTGACAAATACAAATCTTACTATTTTTTCGATAAACAACATTTGGCACAATGGAAGCGTAACAAACCAGAATGGTATGATGGTAAGTATTTCGATCAATTATCATTTTGAAATATCAAATCAAAGATATTTTTCTTTCTAGGTAAGAAAATTTCACAATCTTTATACATTAGATTGATCAAATGTTTGAAAGCCGCTGAAAAACGTTGGGAAGAATTAAATTAAAAACTAGAATACAATCGGTGCATGATTAATGCCAGTGGAGTAATCAAAGTAGAAAGAGATAAACAACGCATCGTCGTTGATACTTCTCCTGATATTATTGATTATTACCATTGGTTCATCGAGCGTCATTTTTGGATTCGTTTACAGCGTCCCCTACACAACGCTCACGTTACGATTACTAACAAAAAACATCATAACAATGTCAATTGGCAACGAGCTATGTATTACGATGGGAAGCGAGTGGATTTCCGATATGACCCGTATGTAATTCAAGGTGGCTATACCAAGGGATTCATCATGTTTTATCTGAAAGTTTATTCGAAAGAACTTGACAATATGAAAAAAGACCTTAATATCGTGGAGAACGATGGATACCGTGGACTTCATATAACCATTGGGTCATCTGGTAAGAGTGGATCAAATCATGTTTTATTTTGGCCTGAATTAATCACAATTAAATAAAATGAAACAAAACGAAGAAATCAAACCTGAAAGACGGAGACGAACCCACGGTAAAGATCGTCGTTCACAGAATGGCGACTTCTCTGATTACGAAGTTCGCTGTATGATGGCGAACTATTGCCGCGACATTACAGTTGGGATGACAGGTTGGGGCGTTCCCTTTACGGTTTGGGTGGAGCTAAAAGGGCTTGCTAAATTTGAGAAAGGTTCTCTTTACAAGCTTGACAAACCTACATGTGAATGTGAGATGTGTGATGGACGCAGAGCAGCGCATGAAGAACTTGAGGAATGTCTTGACAATCTGCAAGTTGGTGATAGAGTCAAAGTTATCAATCCTGATTACACACTGTCTCTTGGTAAAGAAGGTTTTATCAGTGAGATTATTAAGAGTGAAATTATGGTTGATTTCGCTGGTGGAATGAGAAGTTGGTTGACTGAAAAAGACTTGGAAAAAATAAAATAATGATCACAGAAGAGCAACAAACACAAATCAAACTCAGTGTCAAAAACCTGATACCTTGTAGAGAAGAAGCTTACAAAAATAGTTCTGAATTGAGAATTGTTCACACTAATAACCGTTATTGGGATCTACTGAGCTTTTATCAAGGACAATGGCATTACATCGCAACATTAAAATTACAATAATATGGAAGAAAAACCACTAACAAAAAAACAACTAGAACAACTGGGCTTTACTGTCACAGAGAAAAAACTCAAAACAAAAACAAAAGTAGAGATTGAATATCAACCATTTATCGATAGCTATATTGATACATTTTATCATTATCCTTCTTTTCAAGAAATCGTGGATTGTATCATTAATAATGTTAGTCGAGAAGAGCGAAAAACAATCAAAGAAAAAATTACATACAACTTATTCCAATAATATATGAATTACGATCCACAAACACACGACCATCGTTGTCTCTCTGAATACTATCCAAAAGGATTCGACTGGGAAGAAGAAATGACACTTGAATATCTTATCGACGCACTACAAAAGACATTGGAAAATGCTTATGCGGATGGTATGCAAGTAGAAGACACTAGTTTCAAATGGCATAGAAATGATGGCTACATGGATATTGATGGCTCATTTCCATACACCGAAGAAGAAATTGAAGCTATCAGAATTAGAGAAGAAGAACGTCAACAATGGAGAAAAGAATATCTCCTTAAAGAATTGGAAAAGCTGGAGAAGTCAGAGGGGAAAAAAGGAGAATAATATGACAGAAGAAAAAACAGCAGCAATTATATTCTTAGCGAGCGTGGTATCTATGCTCACTCACTGGATCGCGTGGATAGCAGGTGACGAACGGGAAAATTCACCAGGTAGTGCTACTATCATTTTTATAGTTTTGTTGATTGTGCTTGCATCGACTATACTTTTGTCACTAGTCTTCTTACTCCTGAGTGCTTTTAATTGAATTATAACAATCACAACATTAAAAATATGAAAACAAAACTATTAGCACTATTCGCAATTACGGCACTCGCAAGCTGCGGTGAAACTGAAAAGGTAGATCAGGCCATTCATGAAGATGCTGGCAAATTGCCAGATGGTCGCAATGTAAAATATATTAAGAGATATCTAAACAGTGGTCTCGGTGGTACTTATCATCACATCTATTATGTAGAAAATCCCGATGGCAGTCATAGCGTCACTACAAACTATAGAAGTGGTAAAGAAAGAAGAGTCACTGTCTTTATTGATGGTGATACTTACGAAGTCGTTGAAAAGAAAAATAAAAAATAAATTATGGAAGAAGAATACGATTATTATGAAGTTGAGGTCGCTAAAAGATCTCATTCAACAGTCTACATCAAAGTTCCGAAAGGGGAAAAGGTGACATCGAAAAACACCAAAATCATTACTAATGCAGCAGTTGAAACGCTCGACGATGGAGATTGGGATGACTATGGTTGGAGTGACGATCTGGAATCTTACGGTATTAAAAAAGTCTCGGAAAAAGAAGCAACCTCCTACGAGGTTTATGATGCGACAGAATATTTCCCAAAAAAAACACAACCTGAAGACCCAAATCAAATGACCCTTGACTTTGATGAAAAATAGAATACAATAAACATATGCCTAATCACGTAACAAACACAATTAAAAGCAATCCTGATGTAATTGAAGCTATCATCCGTAAACAGGAGGATGAGTATGTAATTGATTTCAATCTAATCGTCCCTTGTCCGAATAGTCTCATTGATACTAATGCGGACGGTAGTGAATACTATGCGCGATATATTTCCGATCCTGAAAATAATGGTAGAGAAAAAATTATGTTCGATTCTTTCATTCAAAGAGGTGGGTTGTCATCTTATACCGACACACAATTTGAAAATTTTATCAAGATGCTTAGGAATATTCGCGAATATAAACAAACTTCTTGGTATGATTGGAGTATCAAAAATTGGGGGACAAAATGGAATGCTTATGCTTACCTTGTTACTGATGAAGATATTACTAATGGAGAAATCAAATTTGAGACTGCTTGGTCATCACCATCACCAGTGATTGTAGAATTGTCTAAAAATTTTCCCGATCATGAAATTGAAGTGAAATATGCTGATGAGGATATCGGTAGTAATTATGGTCATTACATCATTAAGAATGGTGTTGTTGAACATATTGAAATTGATGATGGTATTCTTTTTGGTATTAATTTGAACGGAGGGTTGGAAGAACGTCCTTGGTATCATTTGAATTCTGAAACTGGAAAATACGAATATAACGAAAATTACGAAGAAGAATAATATTATGGGATTAGATATGAGTTTATATTCCGCAAAGTGGAAAAATGATGAAATTGCTTACTGGAGAAAATTCAACGCGCTGCATCAGTGGTTTGTTGAAAATTTGGAGGGTGTCGATAATTGTGAATACTCACCAGTATCCAAGGAAAAATTAGAAAAGTTGGTGAAAACGTTGGAGGAATTACAAAAAACGAAAAACACGGAACTTTTTCCAACTCAGAGTGGCTTTTTCTTTGGTTCTACAGACTATGACGATTGGTATTGGGATAATGTCGAAAGAACTACCCAAACTCTGAATCAAATTCTTAAAGACTTTGATTTTGAAAACGATCAATTACTTTATAGCGCAAATTGGTAAAAATAAAAACTAGAATACAATGTACACATGGAAACAATGTTGATTAATTACATTAGAAACGAAAATCGGAAACCACACGGAGTTGTTGTGGCATTTAAACAAGACGGAAAAATTCATTTTGGATACTCTCTTCATAATCCTATTGACAAATGGGATCGTGAGCTTGGTATCAAGATTGCAGTAGCTCGTGCTAATGCCGATGAATTTCAATTGCCTAAAGTGAAAGATCGCCTTGAAGTGGTGAGCGAAGCTTTTGAGCATATGAAAAAACGTGCTATCAGATACTTCAAACAGTAACCTTTGTAACTTGAAAAAATAAAAAAATATGAAAATTGTGCAAAAAAATAATAATGGTAATGGGATTGGATTTGCAGGTCTTTTGACTGTGGCATTCATTGTCCTGAAATTGTGTGGTGTAATCACATGGTCTTGGTGGTGGGTGCTTTCCCCTATCTGGATTACCATCCTTTTGGTAATTGCTATTTTAGTAATTGTGGGGGTCATCGCCTATTACACAACCAAATGATTCCAGAGAAGAAATTACCTATCCACGAACTCAAGTATTATCATAGTGATAATCTCGGGTTCGTGTTTATCGGAGCTGCAAAATCTTCCGATGGTGCTATCCAAAGATTGGCACAATTTTTGAAAGATATTGGAGTATCGAGAGAACTTCCAGAATTTTATCAGCGTGTAGCTACAAATGCTGTTGCATTTGTTTACAATGGTAATTCTGGATTTCAAAGCGGAGAATTTTATCGCGCTTCCAATAGAGTGAATTTTATGGGTATTTTTAAAATCGAAACTTTAGGGATTTACTTGGATGAATTACAAGCTTAACATGTTACCTTTGGAAGAAGGTGGGACGGCGGTTTTAGATTACGAACCATCGTTCCACTCTCTCATGGAAGAGACATTGATGCTGTGTGGTCGGGAAGATATTGTATTATGTTCTCGTTCATACATCAATGAAAATATGTTTTCCATGCATTTAATTAGTGATAAATATGACTTGACAGATTGGTGGAAAGCTGTTAAGATAGTGAGTGAAAAATATGCAGAATGATATTACAATTCCCTTGGAACTTTTTGATGGTAGGTTTTCTTTGGAAGAGATTGCTACCGTGAGTATGCTTTTAGCGTCCCCTCATATGTCCTTAAAAACTAGAGAACAATGGGCTGACAATTCAACGTGTAATGAAATCACTAATAAATTGATTAAAGATCAGATTATTAAATTTCAAGGTGATAAATTAGAAATTGATATAACAGAAAAACAAGAAGAACCTATGAATATTCATCAACAAATCGAAGATATCCTCGGTAAATATGAGATCAACCCTGATGATAAAGCGAAGTTAAATGATCTATTAGAAACAATCGGTCATGAGTCATTCGGGGCTGGTTATGATAGGGGTTACGAAGATGGTAGAATTGATTTCTCCGTCTGTGACTCGTCGTTTAATTCTTACGGTAAGAAAGAAGATTACCTATAAAGTGGAAAAATATCATGACAATCGCACAACAATTAAAAATTAAAGAATTTCCTTTTGTAATCAAAGATTCCAATGGTAATGTGATTTACCATGAGGATTCCTCTGGACATTGGGTAAAACGTGAATGGGATGCCAATGGTAAAGTGATTTACTATGAGGCTTCCAAGGGATTTTGGATAAAATACGAATACGATGCCAATGGTGACGAGATTTACTGTGAGTCTTCCTCTGGATATTGGAGAAAACGTGAATGGGATGTCAATGGTAATCAGATTTACTATGAGACTTCCGATGGATATTGGTCAAAACACGAATACGATGACAAGGGTAATGAGATTTACTATGAGAGTTCGAAGGGAGCAATCGAAGACAAACGTCCTAAAACAGAAGTTCAAAAGGCAATCGAACTCCTCACTAAAGAGGGATTGCTGGTGGATGGTAAGATTCTAAAAAACTAGAATACAATCACAATATGACAATCGCACAGCAATTAAAAATCAAAGACTTCCCGTTTGAAATCAAGGATGCCAATGGTAAAGAGATTTACTATGAGTTTTCCTCTGGATATTGGGAAAAACGTGAATACGATACCAATGGTAAATTGATTTACTATGAGGATTCCACTGGATATTGGGTAAAATATGAATACGATGACAAGGGTAATGAGATTTATTTTGAGAATTCCAAGGGAGTAATCGAAGACAATCGTCCTAAGACTGATGTCCAACAAGCAATCGAACTCCTCACTAAAGAGGGATTGATTGCGGATGGTAAGATTCTAAAAAACTAGAATACAATCGTAGTATGACAATCGCACAGCAATTAAAAATCAAAGACTTCCCTTTTGAAATCAAGGATTCCAATGGTAAAGTGATTTACTTTGAGGATTCCACTGGATATTGGTCAAAACGTGAATACGATGCCAATGGTAATGTGATTTACTATGAGAATTCCAATGGATATTGGTCAAAACACGAATACGATTCCAATGGTGATTGGATTTACTATGAGGATTCCAATGGAGTAATCGTAGACAAACGTCCTAAGATAGAAGTTCAAAAGGCAATCGAACTCCTCACTAAAGAGGGATTGCTGGTGAATCTTGGTTGGATTCTGATTATTAAAAAACTAAAATACAATTGAGACATGAAAGCAAGCTATCGAAAAGTAAAGAACGGATTCTACCCTGTCATCATCTTCAATGACAAATCGAGAATGACACATAGAACATTGTGCTGCACTAAAGAATTGGCTATCAATTTGGCACATAATATCATTCTAGGGATCGAGCAATACCGAGAAAAAGAATGTATTATCCTATGAGAGATAAATTAAAAAGAAAAACAGTCTTCTTACCAATCATTGCGGAAATCGATGTTGAAGAGTGTATCTCTAACATGAGTTATGAGGAAGTCATGGATCTCATTATCAAATTTGATTTGGCACAAGCGAATGCGGGATTCACTGAAGAATTGATTATCAAATTGGCTAAATCAATGAAAGATGATCTATCTGAAGAGGAATGGAAACCATACGAAAAATTCATCAAAGCAATCGAACAAGCCAATGAAACCTGCACAGATTCGTAAGAAAGAAGATATGATGCTTGCTGAAAAAGCTTTACGTGAAAATAAGCAAGCACCATATGATGATTCTTTCAATCCTTGGGGCGATGATGAACCTTTGAGAAAAGATAGATTTAAAAGATATTACGAAGGCATCCATAAACGCTTTTGGAATTACGAACCAATCTTCAGGGATTTATGCGAAGTTTATGGATTAGAATTGAAAAATTAAAAAACTAGAATACAATCGTAACACAATGCAACTTAATACTCTCGAAACAAAATTCGCCAAATGCTCGTCTATTCAAATTCCAGATGCGTTCTACAATCGCATGTCTACTGGTAACGATGATATCGATTTGATGTTCGGCACTGAGCAATTCAAAGGCTTTATGCCAGGTAGTGCTATCACCATCACTGGTACTCCAGGTGCTGGTAAATCCACTCTTCTCTGTCAGGTATCTCAGATGCTTACCACTCAAGGTAAACGTGCTGCTATCGCTTCTGGTGAAGAGTCTCATATTCAAATCGCTTATGCTTGCAAGCGTTTGGGTGTGACTGATGTGGATGTAGCTCATATCAAAGATGTGGAAGAAATCGCTGCTGCCATGCATCATTATGATTTCATGGTTGTGGATAGCTTTCAAGCTTTGCGTTCGAATAAGAACATGAAGAAGAGAGAGTTCAACCAATATGCTCAAGACTTACTCCTTTCCACTGCTAAAGAAACTGGTTGTGTTCTGGTGTTTGTTCTTCATATTACTGTTAGTGGTCTTCCTAAAGGTGGCACTGATGTCATCCATGCTGTCGATGTGAATATGCGTGTGACAGTGGACAAAGAAGACAATTCTATGCGTCTGATTGATGTTTACAAGAATCGCTTTGGTGAAACTAAAACTCATATGGCTATGATGACTCCTAACGGTTTTGATTTCAAAGGTCTTTATGTTGCTCCTACTGAGGAAAACAAAGAAAAGCAACCCAAAGTTCCTGCAAATGAAAAGCGCAAAGAAGAGATTCTTTCCATGGATGAACCTCCTCACTTGACATTGGATCGTATCTGTGATAAGTTGGGTGTGTCAGGGCAAATTGCTGGTAGCATCCTACGCGAAATGGTTGGAGAAGGCAAGCTTCAGAAATTCGGTCGTGGTGCAAATGCTGTGTGGAAGATCGCACAAGAGTGTCAGAAACTTCATAAAGAATTGGTGAAATAATATGCAAACAACATACATCGGTGTCTATCTCAAAGTAGCTTATTCTAAATGTGAGCAAGAGACTATTACTTTGGTGAATTCCCAAGGGAAAGAATTTAAGAGTGGACAATTCGATCCAGATACAGGAGAGAAGTTGATTGAAAAAGTATCTAAAACATACAAATGGGTGAAACCTGATATTGATATTGAAGATGAATATCTTGATGAGGATGAATTTCATTCACCTCTATGTATTGATAGTAACACTCATGCTTATTTTCTAATTAATAGAAACACTAGATTTAGTACACATCTCGGAGAATATTCGATTTTCAAGGTCAGTGTGGATACCATTGATATTAAAGAAATCATCGAAGAATTCAAAAAAGAATACAGTGACTATCTACATTATTATACCACTGTTCGTGGATATGAAGTTGAAGTCAAATGGGGGGTTATCAATTACGGGAATTAATATATGAAACAAGAACTTAAATTAGGAATGGCAGCATTATCAAATGATGTGTTTGCAGGTTATCTTTGTAAAGACGGTAGAACTTGGAAACAAGGTAAACACAATGTGACAAGTGATTTCTTACAAACGATGATCCAATATGTTGGTATTGGTAAATCTTTGGAAATTAATGTTGGAGGTAAACCGAAGTATAAAGTCACGGTGGAGGAAATTGCTTAAAAAATAGAATATACTGATTCTATAGGGTTGACAAAAAACGGAAATAGAGTAAAAAGAAATAGTGAAACAAACAATACAGTGAACGATGAAACATTATACATTCCCAAAGATTAAACAATATCATCAAGTTCTTCGTGATATTAAATTGCGGATATCTTATATTGGAAAGGACGAAAATGATGAAGTAATTTATAAAGAGCCTGATACTTGGCCTATTATCAAATTCATAGGAAGAATTAAGCTACATGGCACTAATGCTGCTATCGTTTTTAATTCAGATGGATCATTTTATTGTCAATCGAGAGAAAATATCATCAACGAAATTCAAGATAATGCTGGTTTTGCTCATTGGGTTAATAAAGATGGGAAGGTTATTCGGAATGAAATCAGCACATCTTTCAAAGACGGTGTGAAACATATAATTTTGTTTGGTGAATGGTGCGGTGGTTCTATTCAAAAAGGTGTCGCACTAAATCAATTAAGTAAAAGGTTTGTCATATTCGGTATGAAAGCGGTGTTTGAAGACGATACTACTGAATGGTTGGATTCATCTGGTATTCGGAATCATTCTATCAACGTGTATAATATTGACGATTATCGTAAATACGAAATCGATATCGATTTGAATCGTCCTGACAATGCTATTGAACAAATGACACAATGGACTGGCGAAATTGGGGATGAATGTCCATTTTCCAAAGAGTTTGGAGTGTTAGGTGTGGGAGAGGGAATCGTGTGGAGAATGGAAAATGAATGGGGATACTCAACATCATTCAAAACAAAAGATGAAAAACATACTATTTCCAAAATTAAAAAGCTCCCTACGGTTGACGTGCAAAAATTAGACTCTATCCAAGAAGCCGTCGATACTCATTGTCATGAAGATAGATTACAACAAATTTACGATAAAATCGTTCTAACAGAAGCCGATAAAGTTCCTCAAAAGATCGGAGATTTTGTGCGTTTGGTGATTGAAGATTGTTGGGAAGAAGAAGGCGATTCTATCAGAGCATCAGATATTTCCAGAAAAGAATTCGGTGCTGCTTGTTCTAAAAAAATAGCCAAATGGTTTCAAAATAAAATTTCACAACTATGAAATTACTAATCGTACGCCATGGAGAATCGGAGGGGAACGTTGACAAATCGGTGTATTTCAAAATGCCTGACTGGTCAGTTCCTCTAACGGAAAAAGGTAAAGAACAAGCTAAAAAGGTTGGGAAAGTAATCTCAAAACATCTTGAAGAAGAGGATGAATGTTTCTTGGTTTACAGCCCTTATGTTAGAGCGAAGCATACGATGGAAATTATCAGTGAATGTATTACTCATCATATTCCATTATATAAAAAAGAACAAGTAATTACCAAAGAACGTGAATGGGGAAACCTTAGAGAAGAATACGAATCATTCAGAACCAGAGAAGAACGTAATCATTTATTCGATTTCTATCGTCGTCCTGTTGGTGGTGAGTCCTTTGCTGATTGTTATCAAAGAGCATTGATTTTTTTGAATTGGTTAAAAGAGTTGGAAACTGGAAACGCTATCATTGTATCACATGGGGAATTTATCAAAACATTGCTGATGATCATTGATAATGTGAAGGTGGAAGACTTCGATAAAATTCCTCGCGTTAAGAACTGTGAATTGATTATCAGACATTACTAAAAAACTAGAATATACTTTTTACATGGTGACGAAATTAAATAAACAATACGATCCTGATGAAGTTCTGTCTTCCATTCAGAAAATTGACGAGAAGCTTTCTATTCTGAGAGAGTCTTGGCAAGATGCTGATGAGAAGAAGAAAGACAAATGGATGAAAATGATTAACGAACAACTCGATCAACGTTTGACATTGATGAGCATTCGTGATAAAATGGGATGATGCCAGAGTGGTAATGGTCTGGTCTTGAAAACCAGAGACAACCCTGACAGGTTGCGGAGGTTCGATCCCTTCTCATCTCGCTCAAAAAACTTGACTTAATCGTTTGAAGTGTTAAATTAGATATGATGAAAGTAATCGCATTATTATGTATTTTATGTAACTTTTGTTATTCTGCTGAATATGGGGTAGCATCCTTTTATTCAATCAGGACAAATGGTGGCACGAAAACTGCTAGCGGTGAACCTCTTTGTAACGATAAATTCACCGTTGCTCATAAAAAAATCCCACTAGGGACGATGGTTAAAGTGACAAATCTATCTAATGGTAAACATGTTTATGCAAAAGTAACTGATAGAGGTCCTTATGTTAAAGGGCGAGTTATTGACGTTTCCGATGCGTGTGCAGACGTTTTAAGATTTCGTCATAAAGGTTTGACAAAAGTAAAAATTGAAGTAATTAAAAGAACAAAAAAATGAAATATCGAATAAACATCAACGGCACTTGCTGCGAAAACAAATACTTTGCAGTATCTAAAGAAGCAAAAGAATTTTGGAAAGAAAAAGTAGACAGTTATGATCACGATCTTCTAAACGAATATGTTTGGGATGAAGCTGATCTTGATGAAATTCCTGAGTCTGCTAGATTCTTAGACGACAATGACTTCCCCATGGAATACACTGTAGTTGATTTGGACTTCTGTGAAGTGTGGCTCCAGAATATCGACAAACCAGAACAAGAGTCTGTTGTGTTTCTGATTGAAGATGAAAACATCGTTAAATTTGATGACGAAGAATTTGATAAAGATGACTATCTAGTGATTTCCGAATTCATGAAAGGCACTGTTTATGGCGGCGAAATTGAATTGAAAGAAGGTGAAACTTTCGATGCTTCAAAACTTAAAATCTATTTGTCGGAAGACCTTGATGGACTTACTATTCTAACAAGTGTGTATTATGATGAAGAAGAAATCGAAAACCCGGAGATTTCTTTGATGGGAAAAGGTCGCACTGTTTATTTTGTATCAAAAGAGTAAAACGATAACAACTTTAAAAATATGAAAAAATTAAGAATCGTTGAAAAGCTATATAGTGATGGGTCAGTTCGCTTTGAAATCCAACGGAGAGGATTATTAGGTTCGTGGGTAAATGCAGTGCATGAAGATGCATGGACTCACGACTTTGATAGTCTCGATAAAGCAAAAGCACAGTTGGATTATTATGCTGATCCTAGCTCTTGGCCACGAAAGAAAATTGTCTTTCAAAACTATGAAGATGAAAATTAAATAATAAAATGAAGAAACTACTCCTCCTATTGCTTAGTGCAATTACATGTCAGGCAGCTACAATCGCAACAAATGTTGTGCATAGCAGCGTAAGTCTCGGATCAGATGGTCTGTATAGTTATAGCTATCAAATTCGACCGAGTGATGTTGATCGTCGTGATCTTTCATATTTTGAGGTTTTTCATTGCGAAGAGGCTCAAATTATGAATCCAGAAGCGACAGTTCGTTTCAAACTTGAAGAAAAGTCATATAGCATTAAATGGGATTCCATTCAGGGCAATAATAATAACCAGCTTATTACATTCACTCTTAAATCAAATATGATGCCAAGCGAAAATGGTAGACTTGAGTTTAAGATTGCAAATAAAACATGGACTCAAAATAATGTGATCACTCCTGGATGCACTGCAATTCCAGAAACGAGTTCTGTATTGCTTGGTTTAATTGGTTGCGGCGTATTTCTTAGACGCAGACGATGACACCGTTCTTAAAAATCTTTAAAGCATTGTTTACAATCTTTTATTTGCAGAACTTTCCGCTTGATGAGCAAGAGATTGTTCACGACTATAGCGCAAAGTCTGCAAAAGATTGTGAACTTATTATTGATCCAAAAGACGCTATCTATTTAGAGGCACCTGACTTTATGAATAGACAGGATGCCTTTATACTCCCTCCTACTTATGTCCCAACTCATGTCCCTACGTCAGACATATCCCCTGCGACAGCCAATCGTATCAAACAAAGGATTAATCATTAAAGTTATTTCTGAAAAACTGCATCTATCTCAAATAAATGAAAACGATTCTTTAGATTCTTTGGGTGTAGATAGTCTTGATGTCGTAGAAATACAGTTATCGCTTGAATATTTCTTTGGAAATTTTATTGACAACATAAATCTTTCTGATACAGTTAACGACATCGAAAGCAAAATATATGAACGAACTACAAACAAAAGTAATAGCATGGCTGGAAAGTGCAGCACAGAAGATTGGTGAATTTGCCTCGAAAGAAGTGCCGCCATTTATCCACGAATATTTGCAATGGAAATTCTTTGAAGCATGCTACAATGCAACACTGCCAATTATCGCTTTGCTTATTAGCTCTTATGTGTTGAACATAGGCATTAAGCTTATGAAATCTGAAAAAAATCACGGCGGCGTTGAAATAATTCCACTTACACTTGGCATCGCGGGAACTATAATTTCACTTATGGCTGTATTTACCGTATCATTCACCAGTATCAAAACAGCGGTGCAAATTAAAATCGCACCAAAAGTATACCTCATCGAACGAGCTTCTGAACTTATCAAATAAAAAACTAGAATACAATAACACATATGGCAAACAAAAACACACGACAAGCTAAAGCTGCGGGATTCGCAAGTAAGAAAGACCAAAACAACAACGGCACTCGTATTTTCGAGGGTAAAGTATGTGATACCTCTTGGGATGCACCTGAGAGTAAACACAAAAAGCGCAAGGTGTATCAGCGCATCAAGCCTGAGTAAAAAGCTTTCGCTTCGGCAGTATCAAAACGCTTGCCAGACCCCCGCTCTACTATTCACTTAGCATCGGGACTGGCGGGATCGAGACATGGAGCCTTCGGGTGCGCGGATAAAGTCAGTAATGACAGGCAGTAATTCCATTCTCCCTAGAAACTCGGATATTGAAAAGGTAGTGCGCAGACCGTTCCGAAGCGAATTTTTAATCAATAAAAAACTAGAATACAATCGAGACATGCAAAAATACACAATCATTTGGGAAGATCGTTGGATGCGAGGCTCACACCAGCATTGCATCACAAAAAGAACATGGGTGGAAGCTGAGAATATTCATGATGTGATGGTAGAGTATGGTGAATACGCTCGCTTCATCTTCGAAGGTCATCAATTGTCGATTGGTGAAGAATTGCGTCCAGAAGAAATCGAAATTATTAAAAAATAATTATGCAAATCAGCAAAGAAATTGAAATAATTCCTGATCGTTATTACGGATATTCTGTGGCAGATTGGAATAAAGAGGCTGGTTGTGATGGCATTACCATTCAAACCTTCAATATCTCCAAGACTGGTAGGGAAAATTCTCATCATATCACCATGAACAAAGAAGTCGCTATCGCTATTGCCAATGCTATCTTTGAACTTTGTAACGAAAAATAATTATGGGAGATTGGGTACATATTACAGGTGGTAGATTCTCTATCTATAAAAAAGATAAAGTATCTCCTGAAAAGGTTTTCGAAGAAATCGTAGGTGATAATTCAATCGAAATTGAAAAATTGGATGGTGGTGATCGTTGGCAATACCGAATTAACGAGATTGCATTGCGAACAGACGGTAACACTTTCATGAAATATTATCCAAAATTATTGAAAAATCTTAAACCGATTAAAAATTCTCTATCTTTTGAGATCGAATTCAGCTTACACGAATAAAAAACTAGAATACACTTATAACATGCTTATCAACAACATTATTTATTATATCATTTGTTTTGTGATCGGTGGTCTCGCAGGTAAATTTATTAAAAATAAATACTATGCTCTTGCAATCGCTCCCATAGTATCAGTAATTCTCGGGATGATTTTACAACATTTCGGGCTAATCGGTTATGGATTTCTTAAATAATATGTTCAATATACCTAGAATTGTAATTGGGTTTTTCTTATTCAATCTTGGATTTCTCATTCCAGTAGTAGGGATATTCCCTATGCTCATTGGTGGATATTTCCTGTCACGATTGATTGCGGAAGAATACGGTATTGCCATATTCTTTTTCATTGGAGTATCACTACTGATACCGTCATACTACATGATAGTTCCAGTATTTGAACAAATTGGATGGGAATATGGTAAAGTGATCAGATATACGATGTGTTTGATCGCATCAGTTATGACATGGCTATCAGTTGGAAAATAATTACTAAATTAAATATGACAATCGCACAACAATTAAAAATTAAAGACTTCCCTTTTGAAATCAAAGATTCCAATGGTAATTGTATTTACTATGAGAATTCCCATGGATATTGGGAAAAACATGAATACGATGCCAATGGTAAATTGATTTACTCTGAAACTTCTGATGGACATTGGGAAAAACGTGAATACGATATCTATAATAATCTGATTTACTTTGAGAATTCCTTTGGACATTGGGAAAAACGTGAATGGGATGCCAATGGTAATCGGATTTACTTTGAGGATTCCTCTGGATATTGGCTAAAACAAGAATACGATATCTATAATAATCTGATTTACTTTGAGAATTCCTTTGGACATTGGGAAAAACGTGAATGGGATGCCAATGGTAATCGGATTTACTATGAGAACTCTAGGGGAATAATTATAGACAATCGCCCTAAGACAGAAGTTCAGAAAGCAATCGAACTCCTCACTAAAGAGGGATTGATTGCGGATGGTAAGATTCTAAAAAACTAAAATACCATCATAACATGACAATCGCACAACAATTAAAAATTAAAGAATTTCCTTTTGCAATCGATGATAAAAATGGTAGAGAGATTTACTATGAGGATTCCTCTGGATTTTGGGAAAAATATGAATACGATATCTATAATAATCTGATTTACTTTGAGGATTCCTCTGGATATTGGGAAAAACGTGAATACGATACCAATGGTAATCGGATTTACTTTGAGGATTCCTCTGGATATTGGAGAAAACGTGAATACGATACCAATGGTAATTGTATTTACTATGAGAATTCCAATGGATATTGGGTAAAACGTGAATGGAATGCCAATGGTAATTGTATTTACTTTGAGGATTCCTCTGGAGCAACCGAAGACAATCGCCCTAAGACAGAAGTTCAGAAAGCAATCGAACTCCTCACGAAAGAGGGATTGATTGCGGATGGTAAGATCCTAAAAAACTAGAATACAATCACAATATGACAATTGCACAGCAATTAAAAATTAAAGACTTTCCTTTTGTAATCAAAGATACCAATGGTAGAGAGATTTACTGTGAGAATTCCAATGGATATTGGGAAAAAGGTGAATACAATACCAATGGTAAAGTGATTTACTATGAGAATTCCAATGGATTTTGGGTAAAATGTGAATACGATGCCAATGGTAATTGTATTTACTTTGAGGATTCGAAGGGACAATCATTGACAATCGTCCTAAGACTGATGTCCAACAAGCAATTGAGATCCTAAAAAACTAAAACACAATATGACAATCGCACAACAATTAAAAATTAAAGACTTCCCTTTTGAAATCAAGGATTCCAATGGTAAATTGATTTACTATGAGGCTTTCGATGGATATTGGGTAAAATATGAATACGATGCCAATGGTAAATTGATTTACTATGAGGCTTCCCATGGATATTGGGAAAAACGTGAATACGATGCCAATGGCGAAGAGATTTACTGTGAAAATTCTGATGGATATTGGGAAAAACGTGAATACGATGCCAATGGTAATCGGATTTACTTTGAGACTTCCTCTGGATATTGGTCAAAACGTGAATGGGATACCAACGGTAATCGGATTTACTATGAGAATTCCAATGGAGTAATCGAAGACAATCGCCCTAAGACTGATGTCCAACAAGCAATCGAACTCCTCACGAAAGAGGGATTGATTGTGGATGGTAAGATCCTAAAAAACTAGAATACAATCGTAGTATGACCAGAACATTTGAAGTGGAAGTAGATAATCAGATTTACGAATCGGAAGTCGATATCGTTCGTGTTTACAGTGATTGGGAATACGGTTATGACGACGAGATTTGCCCATGTGGTGATGTGATTGATTGGGAGATCGAGATTCTTGATGACACTCTCCCCCAAGCAGTTACACGAGAATTAACTGATGTTGCCAAAGAATGGGCGGCTGAACATATGAAATACTAAAATGCACGAAATATATAACCCTATTAATTTATTAGGAAAAGAATTGGAAGTCTCTTATCATGTCGATGATGAGGGAGAAGATGCCAAGGTGGTAGAACTTGAAGCAGTGAATGGTGAGAGACGATTTGAAATCGTATTTACAAAATTACCAGAAACAGAGGATGATGAACGATTTTTTTGGGTGGATCAAGAACCATATGAGATTGTTGGTGATAAAGCAGCTTTCTCTGATATTGGACACATGCGAAGAATCTACTTGACAATTAAAAAACTAGAATATACTGAAGAAGTAACAAACAACGAAACAAATATGAAAACAACTGTTAAAGAATTGAGTGATAAATTGGGTGTGGATGTAGTTTATGTGAATGGATTCATTCAAACACTGGTTAAGATTGGTAAAGCTGAAGCGGTGGGTAAGGTTGAAAAACCTGCTGGTGCGCGTGGTAAACCATCTATCATTTATCAAATCGCAGAAGGGATTCTGTAAACAATTTCAATGTTCTGCGGCTGAAAAGCAAAGATACCCTCTACCCGATTAGACGTAATCTAATCCGCTATGGTTGATGCTTCACAATGCCGATCATGACAGGACACCTTTTTAACAACAGCTTTGGTTGGGATATATGCTCGGTTCGTCGTATATCACAAAAAACCATCCATGTGGATTCCAAATCCAACAGAAAGTCAACGAACCGCCAATTTCAAAAAATAATATGAAAGCATTATACGACGAAAATTTTCAACTCACTGATGAAGGGATTGCTATCTCTAATGAATGGGATAGTATCGTTAGACCATTTTTTGAAAAATATAAATTACAATTCGATCCTATTCATTTTCAGTGTTTAGCTGACGAAGGAATTCAATTGTTGAAATGTGGTTATTATCTCGATACAGTAGAATCAAAGCTCTCGGAAGAATAAAAAACTAGAATACACTCATAACATGACAATCGCACAGCAATTAAAAATCAAAGACTTCCCGTTTAAAATCAAAGATTCCAATGGTAAAGAGATTTACTATGAGAGTTCCAAGGGCTATTGGGTAAAATATGAACACGATGCCAATGGTAAAGAGATTTACTTTGAGACTTCCAATGGATATTGGGAAAAACGTGAATACGATGCCAATGGTAATCAGATTTACTGTGAGTCTTCCTCTGGATATTGGTCAAAACGCGAATACGATACCAATAATAATCTGATTTACTTTGAGGATTCCTATGGAGAAATCATCGACAAACGTCCTAAGACAGAAGTTCAGAAAGCAATTGAACTCCTCACGAAAGAGGGATTGATTGTGGATGGAAAGATTCTAAAAAACTAAGATGTAATAATGACATGCTTAAAGAAACTCTATTTGAACTTTTTGGTGATTTTGATACAATCCATGATGAGGATCAATGTGGTTATTCATCATTCGCTACCGATGATTTTACAATTCGAGTTTGCAGATACAGTTGCTTTTATCTTGTGTCGGTGGATTTGATTGAGACTTTTAATAAAGAATCACAATGCCCTATCCACTTCGAATTGTCAGATTACAAACCATTGTCTAAGCGTAAGAAAGATCGTATTCGGGAAGCTATGCGATTCTTGATTAAGAATCGGAAAGATGCTGGTAGTTTCCTTGGATGTATGGATGGGTTCGATGATTTGAGTTCTGACATCCGACGAGCATTTTATCAAACAATCTAACAATTTTGGTGGGGAGGTGGGGATACCATGAGTGTGGTTATTCTGTCATCATTTTTGCTTATGCTCCTCCCCACCATCAATTTTCAAATATATGGAACTGATTCCTACAGAATATAAAATAAAACACGATTTCAACGAATATGTTTATTATATCGTATTGAAAATCAGCACTATTGGTAATAAAAAATGGTTTATTACTATGTATGATCGTAATACTCATTTAAATCATATTGATAAAACATGGTCGGATTGGGTTGTGGATTGGTATGGGTTTGATACACCTGAAGAAGCTTTGGAAGCTTTTGAAAAATATCTTAAAAACTAGAATACGATCGACTCATGCAGAAACGTTATTACATGTATCTCCCAATGAATATCGACAAAGAAAAGAATACTCGCTTTGTCGTGGAAACCGATGGCATCCCTCAAAGTGATTTGTTCACTGGTAGAGTCGTCGCACGTAATTCCAAAGCTTATTTCCATCTTGGTCGTGAAATGAATGAGTGGGTCAATCCCATGGCAGACTTGCGAAATGGTATGCAACCATCCTTTATTCCTATCAGTCTATCAGAGGTCAAAGAGAAATTTGAACAACACATTTTATAATTATGAAAAAAGAAATCGCAGAACTTATTGTTGAAAATAGCTACGACATGGACATTCGTGAGGATTACAGTGGTCGAGGAATGTTTGGGAATACCACTACTGGTATCGTGTGTGATAGTGAGAAAGATTTTTATAACGCCATTTGTGAACTTTACATGGAAATGATCAAAGATGCTATGGTTGAAGCTGAATATTATGATATGGAGCCAGCACAAGAACTAACAGAAACAATCGGTCGAATTCGCGTTGATAACATGGGATATCGTTATATTTTTTACTGATTATTACAAAAATAACAAACAGTATGGTTTTACTTACGGAGGAAATGGAAAAAGGATCGAATAAAGTCTTGGAAGATGATTACTATCAAGACTTGGTTAAGCGGTATGAACGAGTAAGAATCGAAGCTCAAAAGGCGAAATCCGAAGAAGTAAAGCTTTGGGAAGAAATCCTGAAATACGAAAATGAAAAATTTGGATATCACTCATAAAAAACTAGAATACACTCGTAGCACAACAACGAACCAACAGAATAATACATTATGGCACACGAAATTGAAATCGGAACTGATCGGGTAATCACATTTGGCGAACGCGCATGGCATCGTCTCGATGAGAATCACCAGACTCCTCTTACTAAAGAGATTATCAATCCTTTGTTCATTCCTTATCTGGAAGGGCAAGCTAACGTCAACATCGATGGGGTAGAAGTACCTCTTGAGGGTTGGAAGACTATTGTTGCTGATCTTCGTAACAGTGACATTGAAGGGGATTTCCGTCCTGTTCATGTTGCGTCTGATCGCTATGAGATTCTCCAAAATGAAGTCTTGTTCGATGCACTGCAAGAGGCACTGCGTGGAATCAATTACAATATCGTATCTGCTGGCACACTGGCAGGTCTGAAGAACTTCTTCGTATCGGTGGAATTCGATGGTGAATCCAATATCAATCTTCCTGATGGTAGTGAGTGCAAAGCGTTCTTTTCACTCTTTACTTCTCACGATGGCACGAAGAATGCTTCTTACTACGATACCACACATCGCACTGTTTGTATGAACACAGTTCGTTCTTCCTACGAAGCTCGTGGTAATCAAGGGTTCAACATCGCTCACACCAAAAACGCAAGTGTGCGCATCATGAATATGGCTCAAATCTTCAATGAAATTCTCCGTGGTCGTCGTGTCTTCGAAGACAGAATGGCTGAATTGTATTCTATCGAATGCGATTTGTCCAAAGCGGAACGATTTGTTGCTGGTTTCTTGGCAGATAAAACGAAAGCGGAAGAGAAACTCTCCACACGTTCTTTCAATCAGATGACAGAGATTGTTTCTCTTGCTTGGAATGGTGCTGGCAATCGTGGTGGTAATTTGTTTTACCTTGCTCAAGGTGCTACTGAGTATTGGACTCGTGGTAATGGCACTGGTGGTGCAAATAAAGACATCGGTCGCAAAGCATTCTCCTCCGAGTTCGGTCTTGGTATGGATAACAAGTGCAACTTCCTTACTGCTCTTAGCAATCCATCGCAACGTGAAAAATTCATCAAGCGTGGGGATTTGGTTCTTAGTAACTGATCCCTCCGCTCCTCCCCCCCAATTAAAAAACTAGAATAAAATAAACACATGAATGGATTACGAATGTATTTCTTTGTTATGTATAACCTTTCAGGTATTCAAAAAGGTATCCAAGCAGCTCACGCTGCTGTTGAATATAGCCTGAAATATGGTAAAACAAAACATTACAAGGATTTTGCGACTAACCACAAGACATTCATTCTATTGGATGGTGGTGGGTCAGAAGATATGAAATCGCGCATGATTGAATTGGAATATTTCAAAGTTGATCATGCACCATTTTATGAGCCTGATCTGAACAATTCTTTGAGCGCAATCGCATTCATTGTTCCTGAAAATATCTATGGTATGGATATTAAAGCAATGGGTGATCTTCTCTTTGTTACTAGAGATGAAGAATACGCTCGTTATCTCAAATCCTTTCGACTCGCAAGTAACTAAAAAATAAAATGAACGTAAAAACAGAATTAAAAAAAATCGGTGGAGAAAAATTTTTAAATGAAAAAGATTTAAAAGATTTTGGCAAAGCAGAGAAAAAAATATACGATTTTATGTCTGATCTTGAATGGCATTCTGCCACTGAAATCATCAGTGTAAGCGGACAAAGAGAAGGACTACGAAGACTTCGAAAACTTAGAGATAAAGGATTGATCATAGAAACTAAAAGAGAATCTGGAAGTAGAGAATTCTTGTATAAAATGTCCTCCAAACTTTAAAATAAATCGTATTAAAAAACTAGAATAAACTGAACACATGTCCAACACAACCAAAACACAATCACTGACTGCTGATCAAATCCTTGAACGCATTCTCAATGCTAAAGGTAATTTCGTGAAAGCAGTCTGGAAATCGAATCCGACTCCTGCTGCTGCTCACAAGAAAGCAGGTATCATTCTGGAGAAACATACAAGTGCGGTATGCCGTGCTGGTATCAATTTCGCCAATCTGTCATCGGTGCAACAAGGTATCGCAGAAGGTACCCGTGGTGAAGTGCAAGAACTTCCATTCGGGACTTGGCTCAAATTCCCTTATCTTATCACACATACACCAAAAGGTAGTGAGCAAGAGCAAATCTATGTTCGCTTGTATCCAACCGATTCTCGTTCCAATACTCTTTATTTCGTGAATGGTGAGCAAGTGGAGAAAGATGTTTTCTCGCAATATCTGACTCCATCCGAAGCTGCGAAAATGTCCTCTGGTGAAAAACCTGAATGCTTCACGATCAAGAAAGATAACATTCTCTCCACTGAAGACTTCGGTGGCTAGTCTGTAGGTCTTGGCTCGATTCCCTCTCTCCCATAGCCAAGGGGAATGCATGTCAGAGAGGGAATTCATTAAAAAACTAGAATACAATTGAAACCATGAAAGAGACATTCACAAGAGAAGAACTACTTCGAGCAATCAACGAATTGGAAGGGAAAATTGGTATCGAATCTTACTCAAGAGTATTGGATTGGAAAGAAAGTCTTGGATTTGGACGAGATGAAGAATACGATGATGGTAAAATGTCTGAATGGGATCGTTACAAAATTTGGGATGCTTGAAAACTAGAATACACTCTACTCATGAACGTTGCCGAAGCTATCAAACATCTTAAAAAAGTCAAACCTTACATTCACACCATCGAGCCGATTGGTAAGAATCTGTATAAAGTTAAATATGCGGCATGGGTCATTGATGAAGAAAATAGGACTGCTCGTGAACTGATCAAATGGGCAAAAGCCTATAGTTCGGAGAACAATCAGAACACCATAATCAGACGTATTGTTAAAAATGCTGATAAAAAAATGAATCGTCGGGAAACCAAAAAAGCTATCAAATCCGAAGACTTTGATAAGATTCCCCAACATGGTAAAGTTGCCATGGAAGACTCTGGATTGACACAAGATTTATGAACATTGATTTTCAAAACGTGAAACCTATCGACGAAATGAGCGAATGGGAACGCATAAAAGCAATTGGTTCCGCTCGTTACATTTTGGAAGATGTGTCAGCGGAAGAGATTAGTAAAGCCTCTGGTTTGCCTGTGGGAGTAATTACCGCTGCATTTGCCAACATCTTCGTATCGAAAGATGCGGTAGAAGATTAAAAAACTAGAATAGAATTGAGACATGAACAACAACCTCGCTACAATCGCCAAAGCATTCCGTCATAACACTGGTAAACACTTCCTTGATAGTGGAGACTACTATGGTCGTCACTATGAAAAACCTCCGATTACTGATGAAACTCCCTTAGTATCTATTGATGTATGGGGGACTGATGTCAGTGCCACAATCGACACTGCTCGCTTTCTGGCTGAAACCTGTGAAGTCGATACTGATATTCAGAAACAATTCGAAGAATGGGCTGAACTGGAAGAGAATTCCGATTTGAATTGGTTCGAAGCAGGTGAGAAATTTGCCACAGAAGTGTTAGGTCTAACACAATTGGCAAGAGACAATACTTACAACAGTGAATGTGACTTGTCTCAAACGTATGTTTGGGAAGTCTATGGAGAAGATACTGGTGATTGGATTTACAATGACGATGCTCTGATGGTCGTCTATGCTCACACTGGTTGCGATGTTCGTGGTGGTTATGCTTACCCTCTGTTCCTACGCTGTCAAGGGGATTATTCGATTCCGATGGATTTGGTAGCTGAATTCTTTATTGTCGATGGTCGTCGTGATGGGGAAGAACTTGATCGTGATGAGTGTCAACAATTGGATGAGGAATGGCAATGTGGTTATTCGTCCAATCCATCGTATCATATGTCTAAAAATATCGAACGTGTATTTGGATTCACCAAGACTACAAACACGGTGGTCGTGAAGCTGAAGAGTGGAGAGATTGTGAAGATTGCAGCACAAGCAAGAACCTACTAAAAAACTAGAATACAATTAC